TGTGGGTTTTAGAATATTACAAAAGTGTTACAAAAATTCCCCAAAGTGGTAATATGCATGTAACATTTCGTAACAATTATAATGTATACAAAAAAAGGCCCAGTACAATACCAGGCCTGTCAGCTATGATCCCGTTAACTTCTCTGGTCATTAATCGCGTTTGTTTTCATCCACATAATGCTTACAGTTCCGGTTGATGTCCTGGCAGTGCTGGTAACATTCCGGGCAAATATGATACCGTCTGTGCTGCCACCATATAAAGCTGTTAGATCATATCCCCTCAAAACAAAACCAGCATCCGAAAATTTAACATCTGTAATTGCTACAGGGATATAGCCCGTAATATCAGCATAGGCCGGTATATCAGCCGTTGACCAGAACCCACCATAGCCAGCCTCTAATGTTTTCGAATCCATGAAATATGTTTTCAGAATTACCAGGTTAGACAGATCCGCACTACCTCCGGATGGTGTGGACCATACCGGCTGCAATGAGTTATTCAGACTCAATACCTGTCCTGCTGTCCCGGCCTGTGTCGGTTTCAGCTGATAAACAGACACATCAGGAATAACTCCCGCAGCCAATTTAGAAGCTGGGATATTTCCGGCTAATTCTGATGCTGGTATTCCTCCAGCCGGAAGCACATAAAACCTTGACACATCAGGAATAACTCCTGGGGCCAGATCGGACGCAGGAATGCCTGTTGATGGTTTTGTGTATTTGGCTGCTATCGCGGTTTCTAGCCTGGTAATGGCTGCAGCCAGGTTTTCTGTGCTGGATGTATTTACCATAATATCAGAACCAGTTAGCGTAACAATTCCTGTTTTCGCGTTAACGGAAATAACCCCAGATTCGGGAATTTCCGCAGATGTAAGCAGTTCCACGGTAACGGGAACATTGGTTCCGGATGGTGTATATTTTAGATAGGCCTTGTATGCTGCTGCGGTGGTATCATACGAAAATTCTATACCTACTTTATCACCATTTGACAATTCTCTTCGCAGGTCCCAAACAGATCCAGGGGCAGCTGTGGGGGTTGTAAGTGTCTGATATTCAGAATTAGCCCAAGTTTTAACTGCCCCGGTCATGCCATCCACGCTGGCCACGGCTCCGGACGGTGGCGGGTTTCCCTCGTCATAAACTTTGTAGCGGTTAGGACCAGAAACCCTTTCCATGGGCTGGCCTTTCGTAAATTTTAGGCCTTCCGCGCTCTCGTTGGCAATCCGGTAAAAATTCCATGAAGTTTCGTCAATAGAAGGAAGCTGTACATTCTGTTCTTTGTACAGAACTACTGCCCCGGTTTCGCCATTGACAGACAGCACCAGGCCCACCGGTGGCGGGTTGTCTGGGCCATATGCGGACATAATCCGTTCTATGATCCAATCCAAATTAAGGTCATGGAAATTAGTATACGGGAAGTTTTCAAACATGGTTATTTATCCTCCTTGTCTGCTGCAATTACACATACCATAACGGTTAGAATCCCCAGGAAAAACGCCAAACCGCCAACTATTAACAATGCTATAATCATCCTACTGCCAACACCAATTCTGTATAATTAGCAATCCCGGCCCAAATTTCCACGATGTAGGTTTTTCCTGCTGCGGGAATATCTCCGGCAGTATCATTAGCCCCGTTAATGGTTATATTTGTTACTGCGTTGTCCGGGCATTTAAACATAAATTTATAGTATGTATCAGACGTAACTGTTAGCGTTAGCGCGGTTCTTTCTCCGAAATTATATGTTGTTGGGAAGGGTTTCATAACCTGTGTATTTTCTGTAGGTGTAAGAATTTTAACCTTTGTGACATTCCTTAAATAAATGTCCAGATCGACTTTATAAACGCATTGCAGAATATCCCCGGTATTAGCCCAGATATTATTATTCCCGAGCAACGTGCGGATTTCGGTGTGGGACAGATCGTATTCAAGCGGTTCGGCAAGTTTGTAAACCACTTGAGCGCCGATTGTCGGTGTTGCTCCTTCGGCATATACATCCCTGTCTGAAATCCATGTAGAAGGAAGCGTTTCGCCGTTATATGATTCGATTTCTGCATCTGTGACAATCAGCTCCCCCGTCACCGGGTTCAGCGTTCCGCCGTATACGGTTCCGGCGTCTCCGAATGTGATGGAGTAGGTTTGCCCTTGGTAGGGTTCGTAGGCGGTGGCAGATGAGCCAAGCTCAATTTGATCTTCTGTAATATCAGCTGGTTGTATTCCACCGCTGATATACCACATCGCTCTGAAATAGCAAGCATTTTCTGGAACGGTGAACGTTTTTGCACCAACTCCATACAGGGCAATGCCCGTGCCTACCGGTGTTTTCGTTGCATCATAACAACGTATGTAACGCCCAGAAATATTAGAAAAAGCACTTGACCAAACGTATTGCAAACCGCCTACGATCGGCAAAAATTCGTCAAACGACACGTTACTTTGGCTTACTGTATTATCGAATGACCCTTGGCGAAGGATGGATAGATCAAGCAGATTCTTCCCCGTCCTTGTGACCTTGCACCCCGTCCACCCGGATATGGGGCGCACGTTGTCCGGTGACGGATCCCCGGTTCCGGCCTGTACCGGTTCAATGGCAATTTGTAAATCCTCCAACGGCTCATTATTTGCGCCATCGTCAAAAGACGCGACAGCCCCGGAAGCTGTCCCGGTAATATCCAGGTCAACGCTCCCGCCTTCCTGGTCAATCCATTTCGGGGTCAACGATGCATCCAGTCCCAGCACCTGGCCAGCTGTCCCGGGGGCTGCAGGAGTGTCAATTACTCCATATTCAGAACCTGTTTTATTTCCGGACAGTTCCACTCCATTAATACGGGGTTTGTTTTCCAGTTCGGAATAATCAACGGTGCCAGCCCCCTGGTCAATCCATACCGGCTGAAGTCCTTCATTCAGTCCCAGCACCTGGCCGGCGGTCCCGGGCTGGGCCGGTGCGTCCTGCTTTCCTGATACTGCAGCTATGATCTTTTTGAACTCTTTGAGAAACCAATTTAAATTAAGGTCATGGAAATTAGTATATGGCATCCTGGGCACGTTCTATCACCTCCGCTTTATTATATCATTAGTAAACCATTAGGCAAAACCTGTTTCTAAAACTGGTAATAATTACATCAAAGATATTAAGCTTCGGTCTAAGCTCCAGTTCCGATTCCAGCATCTGTTGTGATGTAGTAACGCCGATATTGCCGTGTATATGGCTTTCCAGCTTGTGGCCGGTGCTGTCCGTTACAACGTGTCCATACGTGGTTGTGTCGGTAGATCCTTTCTCAGCTGTGGCTTGATCATGGTTGGAAAAATTATTATTATCAAACGATGTAATTTTGTTGGTGACAGTGTCGCTCCCGGAACCAGTGACAGAATCACTTCCGGAATGTGTCATTGCTCCCCGGTTTTGATCGTCTGTTTCTTCATAACGGTTATAGTTTTCGATTGGGTCATATTCGGCCCGAAATGCTTCATACATACGGCCCCAGGAATAAACCTCTTTCGCGCTCCAGGCTGCAATGGCATTTTTCATAAAATCGGGGTCAGTAAACAAACATTCCAGTTCCGCGCATTCCATCAGAAGGTTATTTATCAATACTGTTTTGTCATCTGCTGTAAACCCTTCCGGAAGCTGCATGTTATCAAAAATAGTTTCATCCCACTGGTAAAGGCCCAGGACAGACAGCCACGCTTGCCGACTCATTTATCACCATCTCCTTCCGGTTTATTGGTTTCTGCTGGTGCTGCATTGGGATCCACGCGCCAGTCAACAGAAAGGGACAGCCCGAACATATCATTAGCTTTTTTAATTCCCTTCCGGATGGATTCCAGCCATAATTCGCAGCGTGTAGCGGTTTCGGTATTATTGGCGTTTACCTCGTCCGTTATCAGTCTCTCTGCCTTGTCCGTGTTTGCGTTCGGGATCCCGATTTCTGTGTCGAACATGGCTTCTATTTTTCGCATATCGGAAAGCAGCTGATCGGAAATATACTGTTCTTTTAAGTTGGAAACAAACGGATACCAGGAAGGCTGGCCCTTATCGTCCAGCATGTTTTTACCGATCACAACGGCAGGATCCCCGGAATTGATTTTATCAAACATCTTTTTAAAAGATTCGGCCTGGGCTTTATCGTTCGCGCCGAATATAGTGCCGGTTTTAACGTTTACCAGATTCATTCCCAGCGCTTCAGACGCAAGCGCCATCTGGTCCGCATAATAGCCGACTATATCCATTATAGAAGAGTAGTCAGGCTGCAGCTTAATCAAGGCGCAATCTGTATTAATGTTTGCGGTGATAGTCCCCTTAATTAGTGGGTTAGTGATCATAATATATGATGGCCGGTAGTAAAGATTATATCCACCCAACGCGCCACCCTGGCAAATAACGCCGAATGTTCGTGTGTTCAAAACTGCGATATATCCGATTCCATAAAGAGTATATTTGAAGTAATCTGCGTCCCATTCGTCCGGCAGCTTCCATTTAAAAACAGAAATTGCCTTTTGAAGCAGATATTTCCTAAAATACCTTTGCAACGCTGTATTTTTAACATGTACGGTGGAAGGGGAAATGGAAGAGTTATAAATATCAATTTCCCCGTAACCGGCTGGGATGTTAAAATATCCGTCTGCCATTTTTTAAAACCTTCCTTCCTTTATATTGAAATAATAACCATGTTGGGAACTTAAAAGGGGGGTTAGGATGATCCCTAAAATATTGATACCAGAATTGAGCATTCCCCCGTTTGTACTCCCGGCCCTCCCCGGATGAACGTTCATAACACGCATCCCAAACAGCTGCACATTCTCCAGCATCATAATTAGAAAACTGGCTATTCTCGATATTCTTAAAAACTGTCCAGGTCAGCGCGGAACCATAATTATTAGCCCATGTATGATATGTAGAATCATTATCATATTCCCAGCCTAACCGCGCCATCTGTGCATCTCCATTATACCATTCCAGCCCCCGCCGGTCACACCACCCAACTAATTTATGGTTTCCGTATTGTCCCAGGCCATCCCATTGCACAAGCCCCAACGCCCAGCCCCTTTGGCCCTGTGGTTGTGTATAATATTGCAGCATATAACTATTCGGCACATCTTCTATGCTTTCTCCCTGGTTTGGAAGCGCCGACCATTTTTGAATAGCTCCCGTAGTTATTCCGGATTCCTGCTGTGCTGCTCCAATCACTCCACATAATGCCTTTTCGCAATAACCTAGGGCCTGTAATGCAGTACGCATTTTATAAGCATTATATATTTGCTCATCGGTGGGGTTTAAATAGGAACTTCCCATCTCCCGCATGTAAACCCACCAATCATTATATAATACAGGCGGGGAAACTGCCATTATAACACCTCACTATCATTCGTAATAGAAACCGTTCACCATATAATTATTGATCATAGTTCTTTCATCCTCATAACAAGTCCCTTCAAAATGGCTTTCAACACATTTAATATATCCGCTTAATGTGTTAATAGTTCGCCTGGCCATTAGTGGCCGTCCCAGGTCGGCTAAATCTTCCGCAGCTATATTATAATGTTCCACAACTAATTCCGGTGCAATTGTAAATGTATTAAAAGATCCGTTACTTCCGGATGTGGTCACCTGTGGGGCCTGGGTTGCGATAGCGCTTTGCACTGTGGCCCCGATTGCGCCCATAATAGAACCGACAACGCCCCCGCTAAATCCCCCGGCCAGGGTAGACATAGCGCCGGAATAATCGGACAGCACCTGGGCCAGCTGGATTGGAACACCCATCATACCGGTTTTCTGTATGCAGCTTTTCGCCTGGTATGGTGCGGAAGTATTCGGACGGAATGAAACATTTATCATAGCTTCACCGGTTGCAACATCAATGGATGTTTTTGCATACAAATATCTTCCCACCCTGGTATATGCCGTATCAATCGGTATAGATCCGAACGGAGGACAAAACAAAGTAATCCGTGTATATGGGGCATAATTCAGATATTCGCCCCGGCTAATTTGTGGATGGTTAGGAATAAGGCCGGTAACAAAACGAACATCTGTTATAGCGTTAACGCTAACTGCAGCAACGCCGGTATCCCAATAACCAACTTTAATAGTTGTGCTGCTGCTCCCGTAAATTGACGGACTCCCGGGCATCCAGATACAAGAAACTATATATTGGAAAGGATTGAACAATGATTTAAAAAGGCCGATGCCTATTTCCGTAACGTTCCCGGAATTATAAATATTATTCCCGAACAGATAGGATAGTAAACTGTTTAGGCCGGATGTATCCATTGCATAATAACAAACGGCCCCGATATGGTTTGCGGGCTGATAATTAATAATCCCTAAAATATAACTTCCGCCGGACGGTGCGACCCCCGACCATGAATTAGCAACGGTAGCGCTCACGATTTCAACATCTGTTTTTGCAGGATACAAATTATCTATAATGTTTCCATCAAATTCAGATGCCGAACGTTCTATATAAGCGCTTGTGGTTCCGATTTGTAACTTATAACTTGCCAGGACATCTACACTACAGGAACACATCCAGGCTCCGTTAATATATTGCCAATCACGGATATAATAATATCTCATGAAAATTGGAATATACACATAGTTATAAATTGTAGGCTGCTGCGGTTGCCCACTAACAATTTTATTGACAATCAAAACCGGATTTAATACGGATGTTTCCTGTTTTAGTTCCATATCAAACAACACCCCGTCTGTAATTGTCGGGGTTTTTGTCGAATTTTCTTTCTTATTGAAACCAAAAAGATAAACATTCATGTTATCACCTCAATATATTAAAAGGGACGGGGTCAGGCTAAACCCCGTCCCCGGTCAAGGGATGGCTCCCGCGCGGTGGGCGCATCCCGCGCGGGCATTAATTCAGCAGCAGTACAACGCCTTTTTCGGTATTGTCGAATACAACGCGCTGCTTGCAATGTACATGAAGATTTCTGTACAGGCCTTTAGTATTAAGAGGAGTAGACAAAACACGCCGATCGAGGAGAGTCATGCCCATCATATCCCTGTCAAAAATCAGGCCGAACACATTCGCCTGGGATACAGCACTCTGCGGAGTAACCAGCGCCCCGGCTGTGGAAGTATAAGAAGGAGTAATGTTAACGGTATCCGGGCTGTTGATGCTCTGCCAGAAATTGACGGATTCCACATCCGCATACCTAAGATAGGAATCATGGAACGTGTCAGCCAGGACGCGCGCGTCAATATCATGACGAATCGGACTATACATATAAATCCGCTGATCCTGGACCGGAGTATGCCTAAGAACGGGCTTTCCGGTAATCACCGTCTGATATTTAAGGCTGCGCTCAGTCATCATGTCAGAAATCTGGGCAACACGGGAATAAACCCATTTCATAAAGGCCGGGAAATTATCCGGTTGGTATACGGTGGTGGCCGTCAGTGGTGTAGTAAAACCAGCTTGCGTATTGTATTCGGTCAGCAGATGCACTACACGGTCTGCCTGGCCCTCGTCAATGATGGCCCCGATTGCATTAGCCACAAGCCCGCGCCGGATATTTTCATTACTATGCTCCAGGCGGTTAGAAAGATTGGTCATCAGAAGGGACAGGAAGGATCCCAGCTGCTCCGGACCAGAAAAGGCCGTTTCCAACTGATCCTCGAAAATCGTCATTTCGTCAAAATAGACGGATGCACCATAAAAATTGGTTTGCAGAATGTTCGGCTTTTTGATCGTCCAGGGGTCAATGGCTCCACCGTCTCCAGTGGGCGGTGTCTGGTTTGCATCAAAAAGCGCCGGATAATTATACGCAGGATCATCCTGCCAGTCACTTTCGGCAATGGAAAGCTTCCGCATCATGCCACCCCAGCGGAATGTGTCCATCATCAGGCCGGTCATTTTGGCATTGTAAGGCCGGATGGCAAAAATCGTACGGGCCAGCACATTGGATATTGCGTTCATTACTGCATCCCGATCGGCCCTCAGCAGGATCTGCCCGACAGATACAAAACTGCCCGTGTCGGTGGGGGTCAATACCGTCTGGCCGGTGGCCTGTTTTACCAGGGATACAAGGACGGTGCTAACCTGTTCAAAATTAAGCGTGTTTACACTCATTACTTTTTATCCTCCTTTATTGCTGGCCGGATTAGTTCGGCCATAATCTCGTCCGTTTTAGTCTGCAAATCATCGGGAACTGAATTGACAAACATGTTTTGACGGTTGCTCTGCTGCAGCTGCTCCCGTAGCTGTTTTACCTCTTCCCGTAACTGCTGCACATCATCCGGGCCGGGCTTCGGTTTATCGGTCGGATTCGGTGCTGGTTCCGGCTGCGGTTCTGGCTGCGGTTCCGGTTGTGGGGCCGGTTGTGGTTCCGGCTGTGTGGCCTTCTGTGGTTCCTTCTGTGGCTGCTCCTGTGGAAAACCTGTGGAAACTGTGGATAATTTAATTATTTCCTCATTCGAAAACCCCATTTCATGCAACCCTTTAATTTCCTCATATGTCATAGCTTAAACCTCCCTTTGATTAAATTATAATAAAATGTTACAAAAAATCAACATCCATTAATAAATTCGCGCAACAGATCAAGAGCAGCCAGCGCTGCTTCCTTGTCCGGTTTCGCCGGTTCACCCTGGGCATAATCAATCATAGACATCAGGCCTACATGGTTAAAAACCTCCATTTGACAATAGGAAACGCCAGCATTCAGCCTATACCGACCCTTGTCGCGCTGGCTGTCCATGGCCGGATAGTCATCATCCCCGCCAACATAAAGGCCAACATGGGAAGCATTGCCCAGTTTATCATCATAGCCCTTTTCCTTTTCCCCTCCGTCATATACAACACGGAAGAGGAACGCCCCCAGGGGAATTTTCCCGAATTTATTTATACATTCGTCAATTGTTCCGCGCCATTCTATATAGTTTCTCCACATACTATTAGAACCACGCCAGTTATAAACGCTTCCGTCCATCTTCCGAATGCCAGCATCTTTTAAAACTTCCTCAACAAACCCCTGGCAGTCAAGTTCCGAATATGGGGTCCCCACATATCCCCCTGTTTTGGCTTGTTCGGCAATCGTCCATCCCGGTAATTTTAACATTACTTTTCCTCCAGTTTGTCAAGCAACTTTTGAATAACAAGCGTGTTATTGTTGATTGCTTCTGTAACTTTGCTTTCCTGATCATGAATAGCATCATTAAATGTAATTTTCAAATCTGTTATTGTTTCGGTCAGTTTCGAAGATTCCTCCTTGTGTGATTTCTGCTCGTTTTGCAACATCAAAAACATTGCGACAGCGCACGCAATCGGAAACCCTACCGTTTGAATAATCGTGATTACATCCTGCATTGTAAACCCTCCTTTAAGTGTCTTTGTTCATTTTCTCTATTTTCTCTATCTGCTTCCTGCGCTTTCAGCAGGGCAAGAATTGCTTTTGCGTGTTCTTTCCTCAAGTGAACCAACGCATCGCTGATTTCTATAGCACTCTGCAATCCACGAATAGCGTTATCCGTTATAACCTTCTCCCTGTCCATTCACTTCACCGCCTTACCATTCTTTTACCGTAAGCCCGCCGTATTTTCCCGGCTTAAGCGCTTTGCGATTACCAATCCATTGCCAACAATGCTGGCATTTGTCCAAAGGTTCACCGATTTCTTTGCCGCCATATTTTGTCTCATGCCCTTTGCAGTATATTTTACCGTTAACTTCTGTTTGTTCCGCTGTTCTGCATTCAAACATTGAGGTTGCATTCATTCCCATTTCACCGCCTTAAAGTGGCCAATAAAATAATAGGGATGGTTAACCATTTTCATATGCTCGCCAGCACGTCCCCGGGCTTCCGGCCCTTGCGTTGGGGAAACGGTCAACCATCCCTTTAAATTATAACCGGTAATTACTTTTCCATCAACTCAAAATTAACGTAGCGGTTGCCCGCTTTGCTGGTATTGATAATGATTTTTATTTCCGGCTTCTGATCGTCGGGAAGGGATCCGAAAGACTCTTCATATGTAAGATACTTTTCAATAAATGCTTTTACCTCGGTCTTATACATGGTGTTGTCTTTACCATTGAGGATCACAAGGACACTGTGTTCTTTCCCGTCACCGCTGGTATACTGATGTGTGTGCGCTGCCACCGGATGAATGATCATTCCTTCGCAATCCTTCAAGTTGATATGCTTGTCATTCATCGCTTTAAAAAGTTGTACCGCCGTCAGTTCTGCCATAATAACCTCCCTTGATCCCGGTTTGTAGTTTACCGGCAACTTGATTACAAAATTATTTTATATCAGTTTCGGAATGATTGCAATACGTTTTTATAAATTAAATAGTTCACGGAATAATAGTTCACATTCAAACGATTCAAACGTTATAATTTTGTTCACCATGTAATATATCCGCAGCATGTAAAAATCTGTCTGGAACATTTTTAACTGAATGCCGTAATTATCATAAAAAGGCTTATTACATACGGTTTCGGAAACATAATAGCGCCTTTCTGATTTATGCTTATATATCCCGATTTCACCGACAGACACAACATGAACAAATTCCCGCAGCGGTTCCGATCGGATCTCCGTTTCATCTGTCCGAAAAGCATTGTCAAGCGCCATTTCGGTAAACATATCGTTTGCATTCTGATATAGCACTGTGTCCCGTTTTCGTTCGCTTATCGGTGAATCTATCAACAAAATAATCATCCGGGTTCTGTCCTCAGATCTCCAAACCATTTGACGGCCACGCAACATTTTAATAACACGTTTCATACATTTCCAGCCTGCAAAATATGGATTGCTGATTTTATTCGCGTTTCCTAACATGATACATTTCACCGCGCTGGCCCCGGAAAGCTCCCGGTTTCGGTTGACGGTTTCGTAAAAGTTCAAAAACGCTTGAAATTCATTCTTTATAGGCCTTTCTCCGTCACTCGCTATAAATTCATCAAATACAATAAAATCATAATCGGAAAAATCGACACCCCGGATATTGGCCACTACCGACAGCGCCACCCCGGCAGCAGCTGTATCACCGTCTTTATCATTATATTTAAACGTGACAGTTCCACCTGCAGGAAAGGGAACAATATTTATCCCCATATCCGTATTCAGCTTTTTGAATGGGTTCCCGGTGTCTTTCCTGCATTCCTCCAATTGGGATTTTAGCCTACGGACATAGATAAATTTTTGTTTATGCTCAACTAACCATTTGAAAAGCCCATATGTTTTACCAGTTCCCCGGGCACCTACAACAGATATAATACTTTCCGGCTGGGACATGATATAATCCCAGTTCACCCACCCATCAGAAGTATAAATTTTTGCCATTCCTTTACATCCTTTCGTCTTTAAATTGCTTATAGCCTTTTATATCATACAACAATTGGGCATAATCGCGGGAATATGTCATTTCATATGTTGATGGAATAATAGCAACATTTTTCCCAATATGAACTTTTTTACCGGTTTCCGGATCCTCATAATCAAAATCATCATGATCGTTATAAACGGCAGCAGTTCCCCCGGCTTTCCTCCAGATCATGCCTGGTTTAAATCTCGTTAACGTTTTCAGTTCCTCCACCGCAAAAGGAACCCCGGTTTCCTCGTTAACTTTTTTCGTAACTCCAGAAACCGTAACATGCATTTTATTATCATCGTCAATGTATGCGTATCTTTTAGCGCCCTGGGTGATAAACTGCTTATAATGACCGTCAAACTCAAAAACGCCGATAGGATGGTTCCGGCCCTTCCGGTCATAGGCATATGCTCCCATATTTTCGGCCCTTTGCTGCAATGCTTCATTCAATTTATGGATAGGAGCGTCTCCCAGGGTTTTGACGCTGTCTGTATCGCAATAGATAATTTTATCTCCGCATAAATCAATAGCATCTTGTAATTGTTTCCTGGCTAATGCGGTTGTATAAACTCCCCACTGATAGCAAAAGGCTAATGATTTTAACCGCTTCTGTATTTCATCCATTGCCATATCCGGAAGCGTTTTTACAAAATATTCACCATCTGTATAAACAATTTCACCGCTGGCAGAAGTGGCAGACATTCCATAGACAGCATTTAATAACTCTTTTGAACGCGCATATTGATATTTTTCATCATCAGTTTCTGCACCTTTGAGAATAGTTTTTTTATCATAATAATCCTGGATCACATGCCTATATGATGCCGGTAAATAATCCTTTTGAGCTATCATGCACTCTGTAATCTGCATCTTTCCGTCAAAAACATATTGTTTTAATATAATCTCTAAATCTATTTCGGTTAACGCGATTTCCAAATAGTCAGCCTTTAAAATCCTGCCATTGTCCAGGCTAAACCCCTGGGCCTGGCATCTCGATAGACTGATATATGGCATCGGCTCCCGCTTGTTTTTTAATCGGATATTTGTAAACCGGAACCGGCCAACAACAGCATATCCCAAACCAATATACATAAAACATTTTTCAACCGTTGGGTCTGTTAAAAATTTAAATGGTTTCATTGGGAATTTTTGTGTTAGCTGTTGCGTTGGGTAGCTGCTTGCAATATCGTAACTGTAAACATCATTACAAACCTGGCCGACATAAAACCGATTGGCGTGTGTATTTCCACCCCGGAAGGCATCCCGCAGCAGCCTATAAACATCATATCCGTCATGCTCACCGGGCTTTTTATCAGGTTTAACGCGCCATGGTTTAATGTCCAGAATATCTAAATAGCTGTCCTTCAGCGCTTCCTTGCATTCCCGGCGAACGTATCCCGTAGATGTAAGGGGAACAGTTAACAAGCTGTCCCCACCCTTTGCTATCCTGATTCGCATTGCATCCACAAGGCTAATAACATCTGTATCGGTATATTCTTCTTCAAACTCGGTCAACTGTGTCCACGGAAAGCGAACTCTGTTATAATCGTACTTTTGGCCGGATAATTTGACCTTTACGCCTGTTTGTCTTGTCAATGCAGCTAAAGACATATTAGATTGGATATAGCTGCATCGGAACTCAAAACAATCAAACATCCGAAAATATATAGGCTTGCGAACATCCCGGAAGAATATTTCTTCATTTTTAAATGGATATAAACCGGATATAAAACTAAATTCATACGCTGCATTATGAATCCAGGTTATCAGGCTTGGCTTTTTCGCCAGTTTCCATTCCTCCCGGCAGCGCTCCAATGCAGCCATCAGCACCATCAAAAAATCGAACCATTCATCCCAGGTCCGGCCCTTGACTAAATAATCTTCTAAGGCAAACATCCAGACATACATAAAACTATGGGCATCTGTATTATCATCAGATGTATAAACGGTAGAAGATTCTATGTCAAAAGCTGCTATAACATTTACAACTTCATTCCCTTTATTTTTGCGTTGCCGTTTTGCCCGGGGAACCAAACCGCGCTTTATGAAAAAATCATACCAATCGACATCCTGATATTGCACCCGAACAGCCATTAACCATCAGCCCTTTACAAACTTGTTCCAAATAGCCATCATATCACCGGCAGACATGCCCAATTTTTCGGTTTCGGCAGCGTTCGCCTTTAGCTGGGCCTGATCGGCTAAAAATGCATCAAAATCCTTTTGCAGATTAGTAACCTTTTTCCCGGATTGCGCTGCTTCTACAAAATCTTCCACAAATTTAGCCATTGCATATCGAGCAGTAAAATCCCCCTGGCTAAATCTATATTCCGCATATTCGGCAAACGCTTTTGCCTGGGTCGGGGTCATCCCCATTAACCATTTTGCATTCTGCAGGAAATTAATATCCCCTGTTCGCTCCCCGATCTGCTGCCATTGCAAGGCCACTGATCTTGCTGCTTTTAAATAGCCCAGGTATTTACCCTGTTTTCCGGCTGGGGCAACATCTTTGATTGCTCTTCTCTGCCGGGCCAGCCGGTCGCGCTCCCTCCGTCTCTGTTTCCGCATCTCGGAAGTTGTCACCGGAGCCGGACCTACCTTTGGGAATTTAGGTTGGGCCGTCACTGGCAAGGCCCTGGCTCCGGATTTACGTACGGCTCCTAATGTGGTAGGAGCATTCACAAATTTTACAAGTTCGGCCATAAACCAATAAGGGTTTTGACTGGCACGAACTTGCTTTACCGTTGGGAGACTGATATTGACATTGTAACCGGCTTTCTCTAATCGTCCTATACGTTTATGGGCTATGTCACGCAAACGGGAATATTCTTTATAATCTATATCGTTTCGGGCCATGATTTACACCTCCACTTACTCAATGCCTGGAATAATACATTCATCAATCATTAGCTTGTAAGCCTGAGCATGCGTCAGGCCATGCTCCCGGATCTGGCCTGATCGGTATTCCTGGATCATGTAAAACCTTTGTTTGGTTTCTGGATTCTTATAATCATCGGCCACCCTTAGAAACTCTTTTCTGTCCTTTGTTACGTACCATCGCCAAAGTTCTATGTGTTTTTTCATCGTCGGTTTCCTCCATGTATTCGACAAACTTATAGCATTTGTAAGTAGTATCATGATATACCTTGTTTAATTGATCGTCTATAACATATGCCCTGTTTCTGTGCAGCAAATCCGGAACAATCCGAAACATAATTAACCCTTTCTGCCCGTTCCCGATGGCCCAGGATATATTGGATACCATGTTTATTATCTCATAAAGTTCTTAATAAATTGTTACATATTGTTTAATATATTACACCACTTTGGGGAATTTTTGTAACACTTTTGTAATATTCTAAAACCCAC